GGGATTGAAAACGGCGTTGTTCTGGTTTTTTCTGACGCCCATTTCTGGCCAGGAATCCGAACCACTGCTTTCCGTGGTCTGCTATGGGCTATCAAAAACCTAAAGCCCAAGGCTATCATCAACAACGGGGACGCATTCGATGGGGCGTCGATTTCCCGACACCCTAGAATCGGATGGGACAGTAAGCCTTCTGTGATCCAGGAGCTTAAGGCTTGTGAGGCAAGTCTGGGTGAGATCGAGGATATAGCCAAAGGCGCAAAACTAGTCTGGGCGCTTGGCAACCATGACGCTCGCTTTGAGAACCGCTTGGCTAACACGGTGCCCGAGTACATGCATGTCGGTGGTTTTAAGTTATCAGACCACTTCCCTGCCTGGATTCCATGCTGGAGTTGCTGGCCTACAGAAAAAGTTGTGATCAAGCACAGGCTGAAAAATGGTGTACATGCTACTCACAATAACACCGTCAACGCTGGCATTAGCACTGTTACAGGGCATCTCCACAGCTTAAAGGTGACTCCGTTTTCTGATTACTGTGGAGTCAGATTCGGTGTCGATACTGGAACTCTAGCTGAGATCAACGGCGCCCAATTCACGGATTATCTTGAGGACAATCCCGTGAACTGGAGATCTGGTTTTGCCGTCCTGACGTTCCACAACGGTAGGTTGTTGTGGCCTGAGCTTGTTCATACCCTGGATGAGGGATTGATTGAGTTCAGGGGTCAAGTTTTAGATGTGAAAGACTTCTGATCCTGTTGCTCTTTCAGGATTGTTCTGTAGGCTTGCAGGGCAGACCTCAGATCCTGTCTCATATACGTCACTTGTTCTTCAAGATCGTTAATCTTCTTGAGGGAGTCGTGCGCGTACTGGATCAGTTGCTCCGTTGTCCAACTTGCGAAATCTAGCACCTCCGTGTTTTGGCTTTGTGATTTGGCGTTCTTCTGTGTAGAAGTCATGTGCATTACCGCATTTCCGTTGTCTATAGACTAGTCCGTTTCTATGTCTCGTGTTCTCGACTGTTGTCCATGTCCCGCATGTTGGGCACTTCACTTTTTGGCCTCCAACCAAATCTTCTCCATGTTTCTCTGATGTCTGTTGCCGCTGCTGACACATACTTAAATTTATGGTCAAGAATGCGGGACTGCATTGTGCCACTTTTCTCTAAATTTTCTTCCATGATGTCTTTCCTTGTTCAGTAAAACTGCGCCCACCAGATCAAGATCTCTGCGAAGAAATAGCAGCAGATGATCATCAACGCAATGAAGAGCGCGATTTCCAAAGAGTTCATTGGTCTGCCTCTGCGAAGTCGAATGCCTCGTGCAGCTCAAGCCAGATTGCATCGTAGATGTGTTGATGCACGACGTTTAATGGAGGGTTGTCTTCATGCTTGTGTGCCCTGCTCCAGCCGAGTTGGATTCCTGACTCGATGCAGTTCTCAAGAACAGGGATCAGTTTAGGTTTCATTTGGCACTCCAAATGCTTTGCGGATGAGGTCTGCGGAATGCCACGGCTCTGCTTCGTATGCGATCTCGGCGCAGCGGTCTGCGACAAGGGCGGCGAAGCGTTCAAGGTCTTCATCAGTGCCTGTCACGCGCAGCAAGAAGCCGTGCTCCAGATTGAACCCAGCCTCCCGCGCCATCTTGATGATGTCTTCTTTCATGCTTGCCCCCCTTGCTCGGATGGGGTCGCGCTCGGACTTACGCACTTCCCATTGCAACTCTGTGAGAATTTTTTTCACTGTGTCGCTGTGGCCGGTTGCGTATCCCTGGGCCTTCATCCAGTTGGCAATCTTGTCGCGCTCGGCTTCTATTCGCTCGCGCATGTGGCCGACAGTGACGAATCCTTCGTCAAACATGCGCTTTGCCTCTGCGTCAGCGACAAGGACAACGAATCGTTCAAGGTACTCAGGCTCGACAAATCGGACTTCCCGTCCGTTGTCATGTGCCCCAGCCAACCGCGCCATCTTGAGAATGTCTTCTTTCATGCTGTCCTCCAGCAGCGGAAAGTACCGTCTGGCATCTTGCGTGTCGTGAACTTCATTCCATGTCGCTTTGCGTATCTCATGGCAGACACAGCAACAGTGTGGCGCTTGATGTCAGGTGGAATTGCAAAGCTATCCCCAACATTCATTTGGCCGAACGGGAAACGATTCGGGATAGGGATTGACTGATCGACTTTCATTTCTTTCTCCTGTTGAGCTTCATTTTTGGCATTGCAAGTACAACATCTCTTGGATCTGTCCCCTCGTGCGCTCCAGTACGCTGGGCACCTGATGGGAATGGTTCTACGCCTCTTTTGCGCTTGTCGTTTAGAACCCTAGAGGCCTGATAGGATCGTTTCCTATCAGTCTCTAGATCTCTGAACGACAGTTGAGCCTTGTAGTTTTTGTCGAACGGGTTCATGAGATGGTGTTCTGCTTGTTGCGTTTATGCAGCCACAGAGTCCATGTTGAGTTGAGTCTTCTCCAGGGCGTCGATCAGTTCTTCAACTTGACCCTTATCTAGGCTGATGTTCATCGAGCCGTTCCCGGCATAGATAGACAACAGGATCTTGTTTCGCATAACTGAAACAAAAACATTCTCGATGCCGTTATTGACGCGAATTTGCATAGTCTGATTGTTCATGATTGCTCCAATGTGTAGTACCAGTGTGGGCCTTTGCGTTTGCAGGAAATGTTGATGCCGTTTTGCCGCAACTCTGAAATGATTGAGTTGACAGCACAGACATGCGCTTTTTCTATGATGTCCAGGGTGCTTAGTTCTTTGCCAACTCGAAGCAAATCCAACACCCTGGTCAGCCGTTCGCTATTCTGAAGACTTGCGCTGTGCATGATTAAAAAGGCAAGTCTTCTTCAAAATCGGGCTTGGCTTGACGCACAGGGCGAGCCTGGGCATCTTCTTTCTTAGGGTCGTTGATGTACGCCCAGCCGTCCCATCCACCCTCTTTAAGAGGGATGCTGTCGATCTTGAGCATCGGGCCATTCTTTGTTTCGATGATGCTTCCGATCCTGTTGTACCGCTTCTTGACTTCACCCTGAGCGTTCTTGTACTCGCCAGTGACACAGGTGATTTCCTTCAACACTTTACTCATCTTCATACTCCAAATTTAAGTTTCAACGCTTCTACCTTCTCATCCACTTCAGCCAGGAACTTCCTGACCTCAGTTTCAGCCTCTCCAATCCACCTGTCATCCCGATTTACCCTAACAATGAACAGTTGGGCTTTTGTGGGGAACCGTGGATCAAACACTACATAGTCGCACCAGGGCCGGTTAGCACACCGCATCTGCCACTGCATCTGAGCGAAATACTTTCCCTCCACCGGGTTCGGTGATAGCACGACCTCTAAAAATGTTTTAGACTCAGGGCACTTGATCTCGACCATGCCATCAGCCCCGACAAGGCCATCAGGGGAGGCTCCAGCCATCTCAATCGTCGGGTGAGTGATAAACCCTACCTCCTCGACCAAAACGCCTCTATAGGCCTCATACGCAGCCCTGGCGAACTGCTCTTGCTCGATGCCCCACTGGATCGCGGCACTTGTATAGCCATCTGCTCGGTTGCCTGTAATGCGCTCCAGCACGAGCTGGGTTAGGTAGTGTCCTCGATCAGCACCGTGGCCTGTCTTGGTCTTGGCAAGAACCTTGTGCAGGTTGCTGGCCGTGACTTTTCCCAAACGCTGCTGGTGCCATTCCTCTGTTTGCTGTTCGCTCATGATTGGCTCTTGGCTAACATGGCATTTGCCCACTCATATGCAGCTCTAGCTCCGCTCTCTGGAGTGCTGAATCCAATAAATTCAGGACTTGCCTTAGCCGCAAAGTAGTTGCGCTGAGCGATATGATTGGATTTACGAATCATTTCATCAAGCCAATCATTACCGCTGTCTGGAATCTTGAGATGAATTGCAGCGTATTGACGCAACGTCATTCCACTAAAAGCATGTGTTCCGTTAAACGGGAAAGCCGGACCTCCTGTATCTTTCATGCTGCTTTCTCCTGTTTAGCACGAGCGATCCGGGCTGCTTTGGCCTCGATCACCTTTTTGATGGATTCCTGGTGGCCCTGGCAAGCCTCGTAGGCCTGTTTGTAGACCGTCTGAAGCTCTTCCCCGGTCACGGTGGCATCTATAGCTGCCAGCCAGTCTGTAACGTCAGGAGCATCACCCTCGGGCAGATCCTCGCCGGCATAGATGTACAGACCCAGACCATGCAGACTCAGAGCCTTGGTCATGCAGCGCATGATGGCTGTATTGACCTGGAAGGCATCCGGGTTCGGGATCGCCTTGTTGCGGTGATCCATCACCGGAAGCTGGCAGGTCATTGGCTTGCCAAAGATCGTCACTGTGACCCATACAATCGCAGTGCCTCCTGGCAGGGTCATAAACGGTTCTTCGGTGTACTGATCTCGCTTGAACGTCTCAACCTTGAAGGTGGCGGTTGGATCAGCCTTTAGCGCCTCTGCCCAGGCCCATGCCCACGATAGGTAGGTAAGGCCATTCTTGCGCTCTGTGTGCTCGTTGACGTTGGTCTTGAGCAGGTTCTCGATACTCATCTTGGCTCCTTGAAAAGACCGCTGCGGGATGCTGCGGCATGGGATGTAGTGTATAGGCTGCTGAACATCATGGAATAGGGACTTACCCTAATCTTGTGTTCTTGTGCTTCAAAACAGCCTCGATGTCACGAACAAAGTCTCTGTCCATGTAGTCGTACTCGCTGACTTCTTCGTCAGTGAAGCCAATCCACTGGCTCTGTTCCGGCTGTTTCTCAGCTTCCACAATGGCGGCGCGGAGCATTCCAGCCGTCACAGACAGCATTGTGTGTGCTCTTGCATCTTCCTGGCTATCTGAGGCGTTGAGATGCGCTTCTAATGCTCCCAGCGCCTGTTTCATAACTTCGATGCTCATGTTTTTCTCCTTGGTAGACCGCAACATAGCGGCATGTGTCTACTGTATAGCAGTCTAAACACTCGCACATTAGGACAAACCCTAGTTCAACAAATCCGGACTTGTGTAGTAAACTAGACACATGACCAAACAGGATGCGATCAAGCTGGCAGGATCACAGGCTGCGCTGGCCAGGATGTTGGGCATCACCAGGGGCGCAGTGAACCAGTGGAAGCAGATGCCGCAGGGCCGCGTGTACCAGTTGATGCACTTGAAGCCTGAGTGGTTCTACGGGATTTGACAAGACGCTTGGGGATTGGGCGAAGCTCTGAAAGCGCAGGCGCGAGTAGGGTAGTAGTTCAGTCCCCAACCGTGTGGTTATTGCGCTACACCAAAAACTTTTTTCATGGGTGCTTGACAAGCTCAAAAAAATCCTAGACACTTCCTCCCGTTGCCGTGGAAAGCGACAGTGAAGGCCGGTTACTCATGCTCTCGCCCTTGGTTCAAATCCAAAGGGTTTCCACCGAGGGCAGTAGTAACCGGCTTTTTTGTTGTCTACACGACTCGCAGACTATGCGGTACGTCGGTGGTAGTCTGTTAAACAACCCTGTTACACGAGCAAGCCAGAGCAGGGACGGTGGGCGAATCCTTAGAGCCGGGCGGTTGAAACAAGTCTGAGGTAGTGCGTATGCGAGGGCATGGCTCCGGGAAGCACAGGCACAGAGCGAACCTTGTTTGTGAACACGGTAAGGCTGTGCTTTGCTCAGACATTCACCAGAAAGCAACATTGTGTATAACTTGGGATAAAGGGAATCAATGAAACACAACATTGTCAGCGTGTCAGGTGGTAAGGACAGCACAGCGTTGCTGTTGTTAGCCATTGAACGGGAGACAGAAAATTTGCAAGCGGTGTTTGCTGACACCGGACATGAACATCCGCAAACTTACGAATACGTCAAATATTTAAATGACAAAGTGTTTCCTATTAAAACGGTAAAAGCGGATTTTTCTGAGGCAATACAACGAAGGCGAGAAATGATGCTTCGTGTGATTGCAGGAGAGCATAAAGAACGCGCAAATTCAAAATATGAATGGACGCCAGAAATTGCCGAGCAAGCCTTAAAGATTTTGCAGCCAACGGGCAATCCTTTTTTTGATATGTGTTTGGTGCATGGCCGATTCCCATCAACTAAAGTTAGATTTTGTTCGCAAGAATTAAAACGCGACCCGATGATTGAACAAGTGCAAATGCCGCTTATGGATGCTGGCAATGTCGTTTGGTCATGGCAAGGAGTGCGGGCCGATGAAAGTTTGGCTCGGCGAGATTTGCCAGAATTGGAATGTGTAGGCAGTTCTGAAGAAAATGGCGAAATGTGGAATTACCGTCCCATTCTTTCATGGACGGTTGAAGATGTTTTTGCAATGCACCGCAAACACAATATAAATCCAAATCCTTTGTATTCTCAAGGAATGGGTCGGGTGGGATGTATGCCTTGCATTCACACGCGCAAGGACGAATTGCTAGAAATAAGCCGTAGATTTCCTGAAGAAATTGAACGAGTAGCGGAATGGGAAAGGCTAATTGCAAAAGTTTCAAAAACATCAAAAGCCACCTTTTTTTCAGCGACTGAGCTTGGCGCAGGAAATGCGGAACAAGTAACTTTAGAAAAACACGGTATATGGGCAAAAGTTGAATGGTCAAAAACAAGCCGAGGGGGCAGCAATTACGATTTTTTCCGCGTAATAAATGATGGCCCATCATGCACCAGTGTTTATGGTTTGTGCGAATAAGGAGCAAGGCAATGTTTGAATCAGGTTTTGATCGTTTCTGGGCAGCATGGCCGAAGCATCCAAGAAAAGGAGCCAAGGCCGCATGTCAGGCCGACCAAATCATCAAGCATGTCGAGTGGATGAAAACCACAGACCAGTGGCGCAAAGACAACGGTGCTTACATCCCTGCCCCGCTGGTTTATCTGAATCAGCAACGCTGGGACGGTGCGGAGATTCCAGAGATCAAGAAACCAGTCACGATGGCAGAGCAGTACCAAGAGCGTGTCAAAAACTCGACACCCATGCCTGACCACATCAGGGAGCGTCTGGCAGCACTTAGGGGTGCAAGATGAGTGCAAACCAGACCCAGGTCGGAGGAACACACTACACCGCCAAATCAATCCAGCCCTGGGAAGCGATGCAGGCTTGGATGAGTGAGGATGAGTTCTGCGGATTCCTTCGAGGGAATACTATTAAGTATCTTGTGCGCTACAAGGACAAGGGTGGCGTCGAAGACCTACGCAAGGCTCGGCACTACCTTGACAAGCTGATTGAGATGGAGACAAAGTGAATGAGCTGGCTCTTTTCGCGGGTGCTGGTGGAGGAATACTTGGAGGCAAGCTCCTCGGATGGAGAACCGTGTGCGCTGTCGAATGGGAACCATACGCAGCTTGCGTACTTGCCGCCAGACAAAATGACGGAATTCTCCCGCCTTTCCCGATTTGGGATGACATTCAAACCTTTGACGGCAGACCGTGGCGCGGAATTGTTGACGTTGTATCTGGAGGCTTTCCATGCCAAGACATCAGCGCCGCAGGAAAAGGTGACGGACTCGATGGAGAAAGAAGCGGAATGTGGAAACACATGGCGCGGGTGGTTGGCGAAGTACGACCCCGATTCGTCTTCGTGGAAAACTCCCCAATGCTCACTACTCGAGGGGGAACAAGAGTCATTGGAGATCTTACCGCGTTGGGGTATGACTGTCGGTGGACTGTTATGGGAGCTGCCGACGTTGGAGCCAATCATCAGAGGGACAGGATGTGGATTGTTGGAAAAATGGCCGACACCGAGAAGCTGTTCAGCAATGGCCGCAACCATCACTCCAGAATCAGCATGGGACGAAAAGAGGAATCCGAATTTGGAAACGGTGGTTGGGAAAAGACTTTGGCCTACGCCAACAGCACATATGGCGAAAGAAACCAATGCGCCGAGCGAACACAAGCGCAACACCCCAACTTTGACAGCTCAGGCAAACTGGCCGACTCCCAGGACAAAGGG